CCAAATTCTAAAAGAGCATTCATATGCTTTTTGGTTCCATACCCCATATTGTTTAATAAATCATACTTTGCTAATTCTGGATTGTTTTCTACCAAGTCTTCAATGTGTTCATCATGGGATACTTTAGCTAAAATTGAAGCAGCAGCAATACTTTTGAATTTATTGTCACCTTTTGTAATACAAACATGATCAATGTAACTCATGTCTTTATAAGGGAAACTCTCAAATCTATTTCCATCAACTAGCAATAGTTCAGGTTTAATGCTTAATTGATTAACAGCTCTTTGCATAGATGTCAATGTTGCTTTTAATATATTTATATTGTCAATTTCCTCAGGTTCTGCATAATCAATAGCATATGCTAATGCATTCTGAATTATGTAATCTTTTATCTTTTTTCTTTTATTGACAGAAATTCTTTTTGAGTCTTTCAGTTCGAATCCTTTAGGTTCAATGATGCTTGGATCCCAAATAACTGACGCTGTATAAACTCGTCCAATTAGAGAACCCCTTCCAGCTTCATCGATTCCAGCTTCGACTGTATTCTCTTTGTAAAATGAATTTAGCATTGTATAGTTATAGAATGAAAAATATATTCATTATTTAGTGAACGCTCAATAAATAATGAAGTTATAGGAGAATATGAGTAAAAAAGTTGATAATATGAGAACAAGATCGTTTAAAATTATTTGCGTTTCAGAAATTAATGTTGCTTAATTGCAATTATGATAAGTTCATTAAAACCCCGAATAGTACGACGAAGAATTATAAGAAGATTACAAACTAAGGCATCTGTGACAAAAAAACCAGATTTAGCCGATCCAATACTTCGTGCAAAGTTAGCCAAAGGAATGGGTCATAATTATTACGGAGAACCTGCTTGGCCTAATGATTTGCTTTATATGTTTCCAGTTGTAATATTGGGAACAATTGCTTGCTGTGTTGGTCTTGGTGTCATGGAACCGACTGGATTAGGTGAACCTGCAGATCCGTTTGCAACTCCCCTTGAAATTTTACCAGAATGGTACTTTTATCCAACTTTCAACCAATTAAGAATCATACCAAACAAGCTCATTGGAGTTTTAAGTATGGCAGCAGTACCAGTTGGACTTGCCACTGTGCCATTCATAGAAGGTATAAATAAATTTCAAAATCCATTTAGACGTCCTATTGCTAGTACAGTATTTCTGTTTGGTACAGCATATGCAATATGGATGGGTATAGGTGCAACTATGTCAATAGATAAAGCCGTGACGCTAGGTTTATTCTAATTGATCTTTTGTGCTATGGTTATAGATAAGTATGTAAGGAGTGCAATAATTAAAGAACTTGTCAATAATACTTGTTTATGGTGGACCAACATGTTAATTGACTTTTTATGTGCCTACAAATTTCATAATACTCTCCTCTTACTTTTCACCTTGAACAATTAAATTGCAAATTTAAACCACATAAAGAACTGACTATATTATAAGTAAATATGGCGGCGACTAAATTTCAGTGTTCAGTGTGTTGTGAAGATTTGAATCTAAACAAACAAGTTGGTTGTTTATATTGTGATTTTACATCTTGTCAAACATGTACAAGATATTACATTTTGGATAGAATTGAGGATACTCATTGTATGGGATGTAGAACTCCCTGGTCTTATACATATATATCTAGCATATTTCCTAAAAGTTGGATAAATAAAGAACTTAAAAATCATAGGTCAAATGTTCTATATGAAAGGGAGTTATCTCTTATGTCAAATACGCAGAATCATGTTAATAGATTTTTGGAAAATGAACGGATTGCTGTTCAGATTGAAAAACTAAGAATCGAGAATAGAGACATGAGGAAAAAAATCAGAGACAATACTAATAGAATTTACGAGTTAGAAGGGACATTGTACAATTATACAAATAATAATGTCACACAGATGGAGTCAAAGAATACTATAACAAAATGTCCTGTTGACAACTGCAAAGGATTTCTAACTGGAAATGAATGCACAATTTGCAAAAATACTATTTGCAGGAAGTGCATGAATATTAAAGAAGATGGGCATGAATGTGATCCTGACGATGTATTAACTGCTGAAATGATAAAAAAGGATACAAAAGCATGTCCTAAGTGTGGAACTCGTATATCAAAAGTAAGTGGATGTGATCAAATGTGGTGTACAGAATGTCATACGACATTTAGTTGGAAAAGTGGAAATGAACTGATAAATGCTGCAGTTCACAACCCTCATTATTTTGAGTATAGAAGAAATAATAATCTGACAATTGCAAGAAATCCTTTAGACATACCTGGTCAATGTGGTAATCATTGGTATTTGATTGACAGAACTTACAACACTATGAATCCAAGAGTTTTCGGGGAAGATAAAAGAACAATTGTAGGAAATGTTATTAGACTAACAAGACATATACAACATGTTGATATGAGGGTGACATATCCTTTGATGACTATTGATGACTATGGAATTCGAAACTTAAATCAATCTGACAGAATTTTGTACATGCTGAATAGGATAACAGAAAAAAAGTTCAAAGAAATATTGCAGAAGCGTGAGAAGCATATGTTGAAAACAAACGAAATACACCAAGTTCTTGAGATGGAAACTGAAACAATGATTGAAATTTTGTATAAATTCTCACAAGCAAATACTATTTCCTCATATAGGACTTTTGAAGAAGAATTGAAAAATTTGAGAGTTTATGGGAATAATTCACTTTTGGAAATATCAAAGAGGTACAACTGTGTTGTTCCATTAATGTATGAAAATTTCAGAGGTACTTATTCATCAAGCAAAGGTCCGTAAAATCTATAAGAAAGGGAAAACAAACAAAATTAATATATGTTATTCTATACATGCCTCACATTTCTAAGCTTCAAACACAATCAAAGCAAAAATGTATAAAAAGGGGAACTGGCAAAAATGTAATTAAACAAATAGATAAACAATATCCCCACCGTAATTCACTTAAATTCTTAGCTCTATACGAACTCACAGAAAAACAGAAAAATTCACTAAAACAATATGTTGGACTGATTCCACAAGATTATAATACATTCAAGGCCTTGCATAGTGTACATCCAAACAAAAACAAATGGATAGAAATAGGAGAAAAAATTACGGTTGGAAACAATGAAAATTTCACGACAGGGTTTGTTATAGGAGCATATATGAATAAGAACGGTGATTCAAAAGTACTTCTGTCAAACACATCATCATGTGGGTATAATGGGGCAAACCGACAATTTTACAGTGGAAAAAATAGCAAAAACGAAATTGTTGAAGTTTATGGTAATGAAATATATTGGCAAGCTATGGGCTATAATAATTAAGATTAAGTGAATTTTCAAATGTAGCCATCGTCTCTAAAGAAGTTGTTTTTTGAATTTGAGGTTTGATGTTATAGCAACCAGTGCATACATATTTATTTAAATGCTTGTTTAATAATAATATTTTTACATTTGAATGACATGATTTACACTTTTGTTCGACAATCGTCATTAAAATACATTTATAGAATAAAATTTAATAAGTAGTAAAATGAGTTTAAAGTTGAAGAACCCACATGAACGTGATAGTAGATTATTCTTTGATGAAGAACCTCACATATATTATCTGGACGGCGAACGCTTGCGAACATCTGTAACAACAATGATTCATAGTTATTTTTCTCATTTTAATGGTCCCTTAATGGCAAAGAAGTGTCACAAAAGGGATCTTAAAAAAGAAGATGGCAAATATTACAATATGACAGTAGATGAAATACTTCAAAGTTGGGAAGATAATAGAATAGAGGCTGCATCAGCAGGAACAAAGATGCACAAAGATATTGAATTGTATTATAATGGTGAAAATCCAGAAAATGATTCTGAAGAGTTTATGTATTTTCTGAATTTTCATGAAGATTTTAAAGATCTTAAACCGTATCGTACGGAATGGGAAGTATTTTATGAAGAGGCAAATTTAGCTGGAAGCATAGATATGATATTTGAAAATGAGGATGGAACTTTACACATTTACGACTGGAAAAGATCTAAAGAGATTTCAAAATTTTCAAGTTATGGTGAAAGTAAGCCACCGTTGGAGCATCTTCCCGATACCAATTTTTGGCATTATTCACTGCAATTAAATACTTATAAATATATTTTGGAAACAAAATATGATAAGATTGTAAAAGATTTATGTTTGGTTGTACTTCATCCAGTGAATAATAATTACATTAGACTTGTATGTCCTAATTTACAAGATGAGGTAAAGATGATAATGGAAAGTCAAATTTTAATTAAATCCACATAAAGAATACATATGTTAATAGTATAAAGATGGATCTATATGAAGAAGTTTCTAATGCGTTCTGTAAACATAAAGTGCACAATAACTACAAAGTAGACGGATTGGTACAAGCATTTGAAGTTTATGATGTTAAAAATTTTGAAAACAGACTTCGATCAACGTATGTTTGTCTGAAGAACAGCGACAGACGGAAATTTGTAGATGTAGCCGCGCAAGATTTTCTGAATAAATCTGAAAGTATCGCAATTTACAATAATCCTTTGACAGAAGATCGAGAAAATGACCTGCAAAATATGTTAAATATGTACATCGAATTTAAAGTCAAATATTTAGTAAGAACTTATGACAATGTTAATAAGATTCATAGGAGAACTGAAAAGAAAGTTGAAGTTGATGAAGAAATGATAAAATCAATAATAAATCTAAATTATAAATCAAAAGCAGAGTTAGAAAAAAGAAAATGTGATAAATTCTTATTAAAACCAGAGGATCTTCCTTTCAAAAGTTTGTCTATCACTCAACAGCGGCCTACTGTTATCGAAAAACCTAAAATAAAGCAGGAAGTTGAAATTTGTAGATGTCCGGCTATAACTTTAAAAGGAATAGTTTGTGGCGCAAAGTTGAAAGGAGATAATGAGTTCTGTCTCAGGCATTTGAAGAAATGAGTTTTTTTTGAGTTGATTGCTTTTTTGATTTAGTTTTAAATTCTGGTATATCTGAACTGATTTCCTTTGTTGTGGTTTTTCTAATCTTTTCATTTTGTTTGGTTTGTTCAGATTCTGGAATTATAAGTATATCTTCTTGAACAAAGTCTGCAGCTTTTCTAATCTCTTCAGTTTGTTCGGTATGAATATGTTCAAATTCTGGAATTATAAGTATATCTTCTTGAACAACGTGCTCCAATATTTCTGGATAAAGCTCGAAATCAATTATTTTCATATTAAATTCATGATCTAATAAGATTTCTTTAAGTACTCCTTTTGCTACACCATTCTTAACATTATGCCATATCCAAAACTTCCATGAATCAGAAAATGAATTTTTGACCATTTACATGGTTTTTAAAATAAATATTGTATATTTACGAAAATATTCTTATATAATATAAATGTCAGTCTCTGGGATATTATCTGCAAAAAGTTTGAATTTACCAACTGGAAACGTTCAAACATTACTCGACAATGAAACTCAGCGTGCTATTGCAAAAGAACTAGAAATTACCACAAGTTTATCATCTGAAACTACAACAGCAAGAGCTGCAGAACAAGCAAACGCAACAAATATAAATACTGCATCAATGAATTTACAAGCAAGTATTACTGCTGAAGAAACTAGAGCAACTCAAAAAGAAACTGAAATAGAGGATTCAGTTACAAACAATTTCAATACGTTAAATGACAAGATTACAGTCGAAGAATCTAGAGCAACAACTAAAGAAAATGAAAATGATGCAAAAATTACGAACGAGGAAAACCTAAGAGTAAATGCTGTCTCTGGTTTGCAAGGGAATATAGATTCTATTATAGCAACTTTAAACACTATTGAACAAAAAATTGCAATTATTCTAAATGAAGATGGATCAGTTGACATTACAGGAATTATTGATACTTTTAAAGAAGTAAGAGATGTAATTAATAGTGATCCTCAAGGAACTTTGTTTGCATTAGTAAAGACAAATGAAACAAATATTGCTACGAACAATTCAAGCCTAGATTCAAAAATTGAAGCCGAAACAACACGTGCAAGTGGGCGTGAAGCAATACTACAAAATGACATAGACACAAATACAACTTCAATTTCAAATTTGACACTATTCGACGGAGCATACGACTCTTTGACCGGCAAACCTAATTTAAATATCAAAGCACCCATAGATAATCCTACGTTTACTGGAACAGTAGGTGGTGTAACAAAGGCAATGGTAGGTCTTGATTTAGTAGAAAATACTGCTGATTTATCAAAGCCAGTTAGTACTTTGCAACAACAAGCGTTAAATTTGAAGGCAGACCAAGAAAATACTAGTTTGAGTGGTATTCCAGAAGCACCAACTGCAACAACCTCTACAAACACAAATCAAATAGCAACAACCAAATTCGTACAAGACAGGATAGATGAGTTAATCGGTGGAGCACCAGCAGCTCTTGACACATTAAATGAATTAGCTGCTGCAATAAATGATGATGATTCATATGCTTCAACAGTAACATCATCCATTTCATTGAAAGCACCCATAGATAATCCTACGTTTACTGGAACAGTAGGTGGTATAACAAAGGCAATGGTAGGTCTTGATTTAGTAGAAAATACTGCTGATTCATCAAAGCCAGTTAGTACTTTGCAACAACAAGCGTTAAATTTGAAGGCAGATGCAACAGCAATAACAGGGTTTAGAAATGTTACGGTTTCAACATCAGAACCTTCGGGGTCAGGTCACGTAACTGGTGATATATGGTTTGTTGTATCAGCATAAATTGGAAAATTAAAACCACTTAAATAAAGAAAATGTAAGTTCAAAGAAAATATAAGTTATTATAATGTCGAATTCGAATTCAGATGATATCAACGAAGAAGATCTTGAGCAAATGTTTCAACAAATGGTTGCACAAAATCAAGCACCAAAGAATGTGAAAAAGAAAAAAAACTTGGACATTGATCCTAGAGCATTTGTAGGTCCAGATGAAATGATTTTTGCACCTGATTTCGCTAAAGATGGCGAAGTAACATATGCACCTGAACTTAAAATAAGCATGAAGAATGTTATTCAACTTGTTGTTAACATACAAAATCATTTGAACCCCAATAGTGCTGGTGAAACATCGTGGGACCTGTTTTATAATAGGGTAGTTGTAAAGTATTTATTGTTGCGCAAACATATTTTTGTATTGAAAGGCAAAGCAGCGAAAGAACATGACGCATTGAAAGGATCAAATATGGCTATTATAACTACAATTTTATTATATTGCATTTATTTGCAAAACAATACATATATTCCAGTCCCAATGTTTGTGAGTGAAGTTAATAAATGTATAAAAAGAAATAAAACTTATTCAGCATTTACTTTGACGCAGTATGAACAATATCGTACAAATGACAAATACCTTATTAAATCATTTATACTCGAAAACATGCCACAAGCTTTTGATATGAATCTTCCTGCCCAAAGTTATATCATTAAACCCTTGAATACTTTTTTTGGATTAAAGCAATTCTATTATTTGAAAACACACTTAAAATCTCATATTCAAGCTTGTCAGATTATTGCCAAAGAAATTCAGACTTTACAAGAAAAAGAGGAATTTTCCAATGACTACAGTCCTTCTCAAATTGCAATAGGTTGTTTGTTCATTGGCTCTATATATATATCAATTTCAACCAATACCAAATACCCTTACAGTCCTGATGATTTCGGGATTCCTAAAACAAGATTATTAGGAATTTACACAAAAGTATTAAATGCTACAAAAAAATTACCTGACGTGGATTTTCCAAAACCAAATGACATTTTTAAGAAGAAATCAACATTTCACATAAAAAAATAGAACATCGCTTCAAATTAAATAAATGCTAGTATATATGATCACTCCCAAACTTTCTCAACAACAACTTTTTCAAATTGTTGCCAAAATGAGAACAAAAATTGGTAAACCAACTTCTGATAACCTTGTTTGTATTGCAGCACTTGTACTTGAAAAAGTAAAGTTTTTCCGAAAACTCAACACCTGTGAAAAAAAAGATTTGACAATTTATATCATGGAACAACTTATATTAGATTACATCAAATCTGATGATAATATTGATATTATTATGAAAACCATTATTCCTGGTGCAATAGACACTTTGCAAGATGTTTCAAAAGGAACCATAAATCTTGGTAAAACTCCTTCAATGTTTGTACCAAAGTCAATTAAAACTGCTTGGAAAAAACGTATTGGTGGAAAAACTGTCACAATTGAAGCGGCTTAGGCCACCTCAAAGAATAATCTAATCTGTTGTAAATTAAGTCATTTGAGTCCATGCTATATTCTTAAAAAAAATATTCCATGTCCAAAGGTATTTCAGTAATTTCATGAATTTTATCAAATCCTTCATTAAGAGATGGAATTGTAAAATTCTTGGCTAATGTTCTGTAAGCTACATCAGGAATAGGCTTCTTGTCACCTTTTGTCAATTGAACCCTTAAATTTGATAAATATTTGCAAAGTTCCATATCTAGATTGAAATATATGCAACGTAGAAAGAATGGTTTGTTTTTATGCAATTTAGTTGCTTTAATTATTTCAGCTCTGTTTTCAATATTCAGATTTGTGTTATCAACAATTATTTTAGAACTTGATTCCAAAGCCATCTTAATTTTTTTCAGAAACTTAGACTTAGTTTTTTCGATATCCAAACTAACGTGTGTATAATCAGAATACTGTTCAGCAACCAAAGTAGATTTTCCAGAACCAGGAAATCCAACGAGAAATACCAATTCTTTATCTAATTTTGCAAATTTAGGGATGATAGATTTTGATTTAGAAAACTTTGGCTGAACTTTTAGCATTTCTGTTGAACTTTCAAAAACATTTTCAGGTGTTAGAAATTTGACTTTGATGTTATTTGCAAAATATATGTCAGTAGAAGCATGGTCAGAAGATCTTCCTGCTGCATCACCACAATAAAAAGATTTTGAACTAACGTGAGTTATGTTATTGTCCGAAATGAATTGTTCCCACATGCCAGTGAAGGGTTTTCTATCGAAGTCACTCTGCCGAGAGTAATAAATTGAAAGTTTTGAATTAAAAGACTTTTTTATGTCATTGAATCTTTTTTTCAAATCTGATTCAGATAGTGATCGTTTGTTGTCTTTTTGATTAGTAAATATTACAATTGTGAAATCTTCCATTGAGTTCAATACTTCAATTACATTTGAATACATAAATTTCCAATCATCCCACGTTTTTGGAAACTTATTCCCTGATTTTGGCTTTATAAGTGTGAAATCCAAGTCAAATGCAGCTACCTTTGTTGAGTGTTTAACCGATGACTTCATTATTGTAATTAATATTAATTTTGTTCTTTATGTAATTATTTTTAAATAACTTTACTGAGCTTACAGAGCTTATGAACTTAAGGGACTGGTTGCGAATTTCTTTTCTAAGATATAATATATATGAGTTCGTGTAGTATTGCATGTAGTGACCCTGAATTTTTCAAAGTAGAACCGGAACAAAATACATGCGAACTTTCTAAATTTAAACCTTTCGTCATCATCTTATTTCTTTTATTTCTTGCAAAACACATCAAAGTGTAATTGTCTTTAATATTGATTTTATTAGAATAATGAGAAGAGGAGCTTATTTTTAAATTCTTCTGAAAAAGTTTAATAATGAATTTATTACATAAATTTCAAATTCTTATTAAATTCTTTTAATTTTCTGCATATATAGCTGCACTTGCTTCTATCCTTTGGACATCAATTCACCACTATTGTTGTAAATCCAGCATTTTATTGAGTTGCGGTCCTTCCTCGTGTCCTTTTTGCTTCTTATTTCATAATGTCCATCTTCAAATATGTTAAATGTAGATCTTACCAACATATCTCTTTCACATTTATTAGATTTTTCCTCATTTATTGTGTAATACATGTCACACATTAAATTGGAAGCAGATCTGATTGTCTTATATATTATATATTCCACTGGTTTCATAACAAATCTTTCTCCATTGTAGACGGCGATTTGTTCTGAACGTAAATTAGTCAACTTTATGTTTTTATTCTCTGGGAATTTTGGATTAAAATGTATTTTATTCACAAGCATCGGAATAACTCCTGTATCTCCCTCATTTCCTATTCGCATAATTCTGATGAAATCATCTTCATTCAATGCATCGAAATTTTCATCACCAAACTTTCGTAATGGTTCTCCATTAGAAGCAATGATGTTAATTTGTGTATTGTTGTTAATTGTTATATTCTGAGACATAGGTTGTTCTTCCTTCTTTTGTTTCTTCTTCAATGTTTCATAATATATTTGTTTATCATTACATATTTTATCATGTTTTGCAATTGTATCACTTCTAATGAATATTTTGTTACAAAATCTACAGGTCAACTTATCATGAGATTCATATCGAATATCTAATTCAATCTCTAATAACCTAACTTTATCATTTGCTAATTTACATCTTCCTTCATGTCTTTTTATATTTTTTCCAAAATTCGTATTGCAATATTTACACAATTTTACAACATCGGTGGAGTTTGGAGGTTGTGTGGTGGAGTTTGGAGGTTGCGTGGTGGAGTTTGGAGGTTGCGTGGTGGAGTTTGGAGGTTGCGTGGTGGAGTTTGGAGTATTTTCTTTACAAGGGAACTTTCTATTAAGATGTCTATTTAATCTAGATTGAAAAGTAAATACAGCTTTGCAACGTTCGCATTCTATCATATTCTTATATTATATATAAACATTTTAATTCTTTATATAATATTTTGGTTAATATTGGTTATTTTGTTGGTTAATATTGGTTAATTGGTTAATGGGAGAGGAAAAAAAATGAAAGAGGTATATGATTTCAAAAAAATATTTTTTTTACAGAAATTATATACGTTTTTAAACTTGAAAATAGAATGGAACTACATTGATATGATTTTCCATTTACTGCATCAAAGTTTAATTGACTTTAGTATTGATTTTATTAGTTTTGCTAATACATCTACTGTAATACTATTACCTGCCTGTTTATATATTTGGTTGTCGCTTACAACTATCTTAAAAGAATCTGGAAAACCTTGCAATCTTAATACTTCTCTCGGTGTAAGCTTTCGTCTATATTTAGTCATATAATAATTAGACCTTGTTGCTTTCAAACATGGGCATATTCCTTTCATTATTGAACTGAACTCTGGACTTGCCCCTGCATCAATTATATAATTTTCTTTAAATATATCTAATCCTTTTTTCATGTATACATTTTGATGATGTTTAATAGTATTTTTCTCAAACGGTGTCAAAAATTTATATTTAGCTGCAATAGGAGATTTTTCTAGTATAAATTCAATGGTTTTGCAATTATTTGGTTTAGGTTTAGGAAATTCAAATGGATTCTTTTGAGCATCTTTTCTAATTCCAATTATGAATATGCGTTCTCTGTTATGAGGTATACCAAAATCTTTGCTATTTAATACTTTCCAATATACATTATAAATTTTCAATTTGTTTAATGAGTTAATTATAATTTTGAAAGTTTCTCCATTATCATGATTGAGGAGTCCTTTTACATTCTCCAATATAAATACTTTAGGTTTAGATTTCTTAATATGTTTCAAACACTCGAAGAATATGTTCCCCCTTGATTCATCGCTAAATCCAAGTCTTTTTCCTGCCATTGAAAAGCTTTGACAAGGGAATCCACATACATAAATATCAGAATGTGTTGGCTCTGAATTAACTATATTGTCATAAATGTGTTGTGGTTTACAGTTTTTTTTAATCGATTCCCTTGCATGTTTGTCAATATCTGATGAAAATATATGTTTTATTGTAATTCCAAGACGTTTCATAGCAAATATTGGAGCATCTATTCCTGAACAATCTGTTGCAATTGATATCATGTATATTTATCTAGAAGGAGTTAACAATTATAAAAATAATAATAATTGTATATAATATGAGTAGAAGTTTAAATACCGCACAACTGCAACAAATTATGCATGACAGAATAACAACCACTGGACGAAAACGTAAATGTAATAATAACATACACGAATTAGTGGACATTGCAAATATTGATAAAAACTTTCATAACAACCAATTCATTCAAAAAATAGTAGTGAAATACTTTGGAAGAGATAAATATGTTCGTAATTCTAAAATTGAAATTGACAGCGCGGGGTGTCTTCAAAAATTTAAAAGTTATCTACAAAAAAAAAAGCCAATAATATTTATCGACACCTTTAATAAATTGCAAACTTTTGTCAAAGAAAACCCAATAAGAACGGAAGTCGGAAAACTGATGAAGGATAAAATAGTTGTTAGCATTGCTCAGTTGTTTGATCCAGCAAATACAATTATTAAGAACAAAAATAATAAATTAGGAGCAACAAAACTTATATTCAAAAATAATGAAACAAATAACTCTAATAAAACTGCAGTTCTAAATTTATTGAGGGATGAAAATAATATTAACTTTACGGATAATAAATATTCTGTTTTTCATCAAGGTGGTACAAAATGTTTAGGAATAACTTATAATTATTATCTTGTTTCTCTAAATACAAATAAACCCAAGCGTTATTGTCCTATGCCTGTTTATAGTACTTTAGAGATTGATCAAATTCATGATTGTTGTTTTGTGTGCATACCATCAAAAGATAAAGGTTTGCTTTGGATAAACGCGTATATCATGTATGGAAAAAATATCAAATTGTCAAAAAGTGTGATAAATAATAAAACCAGACGTCAATCTGGAATCTGTATCTCTGAAAATACAAAATATTATGTATATAGAATTTATTCTTCTGGTAGTGGTTCAGGTTATCAAGGACCTTCCAAAGAGAATGTAAAAAGTCAAATGCAAAAATTTAATAAAGCTAGAAGAAGAGAGAAAATGAGCAAACGAAATTATGATGATGAATTTCATTGTATGAAAAGAATAGGTGACAAGTTTCAAATTGAATTTGCAAGACAAGTTGGTGGGGTCGTTTTAACAGATGATGTCATGTGTGCATTCACCGGATATGTGAATGAGACAAGCGTACTATTAAACCACGCTGGTATTTTTAAGTGTATAAACATGCAACTTGAACTTTCAGAAGCAACACCCGCTTCAACCACAGCAACTTCTCATAAACATTTATGCTGGGGACCTCGGTCAAATGAATCGGTTACTCAAGAAGCATCTAAAAAACCAAGAATAACCTCGCGAAATTCCCATACCGGAATGAACCAAAAAACTACAAATTTTAGTATTTTAGAATCTTACACACGTGAACAATTGATGGAATTAATACAAAGAACTCGGAGACAACAACTACGTTTGGGAATGTAGCTATTTCGTTATAGACTCGAAAATTTGCTTTGGCAGCAATATTGACTTGCTTTTGTAATCTCTACAAAATCCTCTTTTTCTTCCTACTTTAGTTTCACAAGTGCAAAAACATTTTTGATACAATTTTCTATCTGGGCTAATAACAAAATAAATCTTGTTTGACTTGTGTTCTTTTCCCAAATTTGTACAAAATTTGCTATTTGTATTGACAATTATATATCCATGTTCATTTTTTGACATTGTATATTTTATATCTGCATATTCAGCATGCAATTTTACAAAGTATTTGTGTAAGTCAGTTTCTTCTGACTTTATTATTACTTTTTGGATTGAAACAATTTTGCTTTTGATTCGCACCAGAGATTTTTCCAAAATTCCTGGTGTCAATCTATTAACTTTTTTTTGCGTAAATAAAGTGTAGTATCTGTCAATTACTTCACTTCGTTGAAATTTTTTTGATCCTATCATTCTTAGTGCTGTTTTATATACACTCGAGTCAATTATATCACTCCATGGTAAATGTGGACTTTCATTCATCAACTTAACTTTCAATGCATTACATTGTTGAATTGCATTTTCACAATCTGTTTCGTTTTTTGTAACTATATGAAAACCGCATCCTTGTATGCAAGTAGAACTTGAAGAAAGATCTGTTTGTAAATGTGAAACTACAGATGATAATACTTCAGTTTTTTGGATATCTGACAAACACAATCTCTTGAAATCGAGATCATAAAACATTCTGAAAGTACACGAGTTTCCTAATTTTTCACAAATAAACAGATTTACTCCTGCATTAAACAATTCGACATATAATTTAATAAATTCAGGGATGTGATTTTCAGGAATATTCATCTTTCCTCCTGATAAATCTAAATGGGTGCACTCATTTATATTATCTGTCCTCCACTTATCAAACATTCAATAGATTCTATTATTTTAACTCACTATATATTTAAGTGATTTTAAAAATATTCCCAGTTGTTACGCTTCCTTGTAACACCTTGAAGCTCCAGTTCTAACGAGCCATGAAATATGGGATTCCATTAAATTTGCTTTTCACAGGCCCTTGTATAAACAAAAGTCTTGTGGGTAATTTTTGGTTTTTTGTAGAAGTTGGAGGATTACATTTCCGTTTTTTTGTCTTAGGAATCATTTTTTTGGGGAAATTCTGATTGTTTCTCTCTCGCACTTTGATTGACTTTGCGTTTTGAAGTTTTTTATTACTATTGCATTTTCTTCTTTTTGTCTTTGGTAAGAGTTTTTTTGGTAAATTTTCGTTGTCTCTGTTCCTCATTGTATTACATAATATTTTATTGAAAGATTACAAAAGATACTCATTGACGCAGTTCTTAAAACAATAAGGAAATATTTTGATTATTCTGAGCAGACTAATTCAATGTAATAATCCATGATTGAATCGAGTAGGATTGCATTTACTGTTGAAAATTTCAAAATTAGTTCATTATATATTATGTTTTGCATTTTTGTTTTTATAAAATTCCTTAGTTTATCTTCGTCACAGTGGATTATTTCTTCGTTGGGTTGTAGAGTTAAATCGAAATCATGGCCTCTCATCATAGATATGTAAGTTGTTTTAATTGATTCTATGTCAACTCTCATTAGTTCTGCATACTTTGTGTTTATATTACAATATTGCAGTTGATTTATTAACTCGTCCATTCATTTATAATTTCTTTTATATTTAAGTGTTTATAATTCTGGAATATTTTAGAGTTTCTGCAATACAGATATCATTTGTTGTTTCGTTTTACATTTTGATCTTCCTTTAACTTTATTGACAATTAATGCTAATTTTAAATCTTCGTAGTATATATTATGCTTAATTATTTCAACTCCATTTTTTGTATTCATCTCTGCTTTGCGTAATTTCACATTTGGTTTATAATAATCAAATGAAAAATCATCTACAGTTATTGTTTTGACGAATTTTTGGTCATAGTCTCCTCTTTTTTTTATTTCATTTTCAAACTCTAAAATACATGAAGTTAAAAGAATTTTGTGTTCAAGTTCATAAGGTAAAGATTCCATCTTTTACTTATTGTATTTTTATGTATTTAAGTGATTTTTCATTTTTACAAAGAATTACGTGACGTATATAAGTTATTCATGAAGTCGTTTCATAGCAAGATTATAAAGAGGACCATTAGGCTTACATGCCCAGTGCCAAAGTGCATATTTCAACCTAATAAGTCGTACCTTTGCTTTAATGAATTCTTTTAGTTTAAGTATTTTCATATGTTCTGTTAAATTATATTGAATATCAGAATATTTCGTGTATCTATGAATAAAAGGTCTAATTTCAGAATCAAATTTGTCATTTGAGTTGAATTCTGTGAAAGAAAGAGAGAGAGAAAGATATTTCACAATTTCACCTGTTTTTAACTTCAATAAGTTTCCGTATTCGACCATCGTTACTACTACGTTTTCCTTTCTTTATGTGTTTTAATTATAATTGTACTGTTTAAGTCCAAACTATAATGCAAAAAAATGCAAATCAGCAATTGGTATTTTTTCTGCTCCTAAGTCGCGATAAATATTATGTCTTTTATATATTGATAAATGTTGTAAATCTGTTGAATTGTGTATAACAAATTTTACTCTATCCCAATCGGAACTTTCTATTATTGAGACTGTGTCCTCGTAATCAGCATCACATACATACAGTTCTCCTTTTAGTTGATATTCTTTTGGCAATTTATCTAAAAATTGTTGAGGAACATCAATCTCATTTCCATCTTTACCTATCAAATACGTACGATCCCAATTTACTGTTATACCATCATAATGTCTCATTAATTATAATTATAAATAATTATTCCACGTTTAAACTTACTCATATACAGATAAAGATTATATTCCGCAAATCATCGATGCAGCAATTAAAAGAATAAGTAAACCAACTATTATTTTCAGTAATCCAAGATTATACAAAAATGCTTATAGTAACACAAGTCGCTAATTATTGCAACCAATGCAAAAGAAATTTAACAATTGACAATTTGATATGAGGAATACGAAAAGGTAGTACTTTATACATTGAAAAAACACCACAAAAAACCAAAACAGCAACAACACGGAAAATAACAAATATTTTTCCAAGAGCATTTAAGTTCGATATCGTATATTTCTCTTTTCATTGTCTGTTCTTGTTTTATTTTAAAATCCTGTCTACAAACAACACATTTATTTGTTTTATCAATTGCTCTTTCATAACATTCATTACAAACAATTGCTGTACATTCTTTACATTTTATAACAGGCTTTTCACACCAACATATTATACATTGATCTAACTTACTAGAATCTTCAACTAAATTACAACAATTCCACATAATTTTATTAATGAGTGTATATTCTTTATGTAATTTTTATACAAAATCATTTTCAGATCATAAGTTTACTAATATAGGGTTAATCTGGAAAACTCTATGAGAATAAACCTGGATTTTTTTATTTTTTTATTTTGTATATTTTTTATTATTAATATATCTTTTTTAAATGAGTTCTAATTTTTGGAAAATAATCAATGGTCATACTTGGAGTAAGGAAAGGTATGATCTTGCAGTTAAATACTTAAGTAGTAGTAAAATGGATTGGCCTGAAACGTGGAACAACACAAATAAAAGCACATTCAGAAACAGAGTTAAACCATATATTGTGAAAGATGGTAAATTAGTCCTAGAAACTGAAGACAACTCTCTTTCGATGCAAGCAGATGCAAAATACTTATTTGAGGTGATTGTAGAGGAGGATATAGAAAAAGTGCTAACAAGAATTATGGAACATGAGAAAGATCTATCAATGAGCCCAACAAATTTGTACAAAAAATTACGACAAAAAAGAATGATTGGAATATCGAGGCAAAGAGTTGATGATTTTCTGAAATCCTATCCAGCTTTGAGACAATTAAAGGCTGTTGCTAAAGAAACTGTTGTTAAAAGTTATCGTCCCAATTATCCTATGCAACACTGGCAAATTGATCTGATTGACTTTAATAATAACAAGGACAGAGGATATCGATACATTGTTGTTATTATTGATATTTTCAGCAAGTTTATATATCTACACCCCATAAAAGACAAAACAGGTCCTTCAGTAAATATGGTTTTACGTAAAATATTTTTAAACGGTGATATTCCACGTATAATTGGTTGTGATCAAGGAAGTGAGTTTAGTAATGAATCTTTGAACGTTTTATTATCAGAATTTAACGTGAAATTGGTTGTATCTGCACCATATAGACCCCAAACCCAAGGCTTTGTTGAAAACAAAAACAGACAAATAAAGGCATATATTGCACTTCATTCTAATAAGTATAATAATACGAGGCAGTGGTATGATATTTTAGACAGTGTTGCATTTTCAATAAATAACACGGAACATTCAGTTACAAAATTGACGCCGATGGAAGTTCACAGGGGAAGGAATGTTCCCGTAAAAGTTATACAAGATAAAAACTTAGAAGAACATTATAAACATGAAAAAGTTGAAGACTTTGATAAAATGTTCAATAATAGTCAATATCATCAAGACTTTCAAATTGCTGAACGTACATTGTATGAAGAAAGAGTAAATATAGTAAGAACAAGAATTCATAACGAGGCAACAAAACGTGAAAGTAAACAAAAAAATGTAAATATTCGCTTGGGAAATTATGTTAAACTTGGAACATATATCGAAACGAAATCTAAGCAAGTTAAACCTATACAAATAAAAGTCAGTTTGGAAAAAGGGGAGAGAATGATTAAAAATCCAATAGGACTCAAAGGGATAGCATCACAGACACATATATCAAAAATTGCCAAAATTCTTAAATGGGATTGGCGTTCTGATGTTATACGAAATTCAATATTTTATGTGTATAGTGAAAAAAGGGACAAAAATAATCAACACCCTAAACTGCTTTTAAGAGTGAATAACAAAGATGGAGCTAAAGTATCCCGACTTACAAATCTAAAAGGGGTTGAAACTTGGACAGAAGAATTCCATAGAAATGAATTATTATTCGTGGATAACAGAGATCTAGGACATGGTATAGATAAAAAACGACCAGATTACAACCCATATATACTTAATCAACGTATTGTTTGTGACTTGAAACCAGAACAAGGTAATAGAAATTCAGGTACTGTAACAAAACCAAACCAAAATGTGAGTGGTCAACTCGAAAATGATGTTACTTTCACTACAAAAACAGTTAATCCTACTTATAAACAACTATATCAATTCATGAACCCATTCGAAATTAATATTTTAAAAGAAAACTTTGCAGTTAGGTTTAAGAGATTCCCCGACAAATTTTATATAATTACAGAGTGGAGATCTTTAAACCCACCTTGGGTACTAAAAAATTCAAATAATGAAGAATTTTATGATGAATTAGATGTAAAATATTACAACACTGACGATATAGAATCAAGTTGGTGTTTTGTCGAGATTCGCACAAATACAAGAAGAAAAACCTATGATGCTAACGCAGCAGAATTGAACGTTCAAAATTACGAACTTTCTTCCGAAACATTAACTAAACATATGAAAACCTTGACAAAAGGTGGGAGAACTAAGACTCAAAAGACGAGAGTAACTGCGGAAATTGCATTATTCAGAAATAATAGTGGAATCCCTGACTATGCCACTGCTTTTAAAGATAATACTACATTTGTCGCTACGATCATGGGTGAAAAAGAGAAGATATCAATTGTTAAGGAAGGTTATGGAAAATTCAAAGTTATTGATGGTAAATATGGATGGATATTTTTGAATGAAATAAACCCAATTAAAAAAATAATTTAAAAAAAGCATGTATTTAACAAATATGTACGAAAATATTGTAATAATAACAAGAACAATTTACATGATGCCTCGTAGTTTGAGATTGATTAATATGCCGGAAGAAAGAGACAAATACTCAAATGATTTGATATTCTTTTTAGCATTCACTATTTTTATGTTATTCGTGTATGTTGTGTTTTGTTTGAAACCGTATATTAGGAGGTTAGTTCGAAAAATATTATGATTTTTTTTATATTATATATTACAAGATATGCCGGAAGCTTCAAAATATGAGCTTCCTACATCAAACAAAGTTAAAGACACGTATGACATCATTGGTCCAAGAGTATTTAAAATTACAATGTTAGCAGGTCAAGCATTGATTATTTCATGTGTGCTGTATACAGCATGGAAAACTCATGAAATAGGTTGTGAAATGGGAATCAAGAGCAATTTCCCTTGCTTTGGACATGATGATGAACTGGATCTTGAAGAAATTATCGAGAATGTAACAGAAACTGCTGTCGCCAACGTTACCGAAGTTGTTGCAACTGTACCTGAGGTTGTTTCAAATCTTACAAATTCCACCGCTTAACTAAATTCTACTTAAAGAAAAAACACTAAATAGAATAATTAAATTATAGCTTAATAAAGTTTCATGGGTTCTTCAATTGTCAAACCAGTACAAGGTGTTACAATTGAACAATGGCAACAAAAAAGATGGACTGAAATGTCATTAAATCAAATTCCGAATGGAGGTGGTTTAATTCAAGTTGATTATAGTAATAACAATATTTGTGAAGGAAACCCATTATATGAAGTGATAGGGATACCTTTACATTTACAAAATTTGTATAACATGGGAATGTTTGAATGAGCTAATTAAAACCATATAAAGGAGTAAGAAAATAATAAGAGTATAAACTATGCATACTCTTAAAATTAATACTAAAACAATAGATAAATATGGCAAGAAGTGTAAAAACTGTTACTGTTCAAATACCAAAACGATGATTTCGATATTTAAAGGAAATGAAGTTCCAGTTATATGCAGCGAATGTGGTATTGAAATTGAAAATCCAGGTGAACAATGGACACGAGAATACATAGCGAATGAGTTCAAGTGGCTCATCCACATATCTACTTCAATTGTGAAAGAAAGAAAGGAAAATTCGATAATATTTCATTCTCGAAGTAAGGATCAGAGAGGGAAACTATTATCAAATTTTTCAAATATGTTAACAGGAATAAAAATATTTGGTCAAACTTTCTATTCCGTTGAAAATGCATTTCAAGCAATAAAATTCTTATATTCATCTAAACCAAAAAATTTTAAAAAGTTGTCAAATATATCACCAAAAGAAGCAAAGAAAATGGGTACAAAAACATATTACAAAAAAAATAATGTTACATTAAATATTGACAAATGGAATAATGTGTCTCAAACAGTAATGGAACATTTAATAAATTTACGTTATGTGCAAGATGTCGCTTTCTCAACTTTAGTAAAACATTGCAACTCAAATTCAATAGAATTGTTTCACTTTGAAAGATCTGGTGAAAAATCATATTGGGGTGGTTATTTTAGTAAAGTTGACGGAGAGTTTTACGGGAAAAATAAATTAGGAAATATTATAATGAATTTATCGCCACGACCGATTTAGAAGGAATTTACAAATTTTCCATATTGTCGAAATGATTCTTCAAGAAATCTTGCCATTTTGCTTGTTTCAATTTCATTTTTATATCTGCGAATTATATGTAAATATGGCAATAGTCTTTTATTTGTCTTTTCAACTAAGCATAAATGACAACCACACACAATATTTATATAATAGTCATGAGTAAATGATGTCTCTATTGAATCAACATAGTCAAGGATTTCAGTCAATTGAGATACAATTATGTCTTTATCATCACTTGTACTGTACTTTATATCACTTTTAGGGCAATTGATCATAATTGTATTACTTTATATCACTTTTAGAGCATTTATTCATAATTGTATGAATAATTTTGATACAGTATTATTATTTTTTTATTTAAATAAATTTACATAAGTTTTATTAAACTCAATGTCCAGTTATGGAAATCTATTTAAAAGTGCTGAAGATCAAAAAGGAATGACACCAAAATGGTTGCTTCGGCGTTTAGAACAGAAATTTAATAAAGGTAAACAAATGTTTGACCCGTGTCCTAGAAACTGGAATATTAAAAAACACGGTGATGGTTTACAAATAAAATGGAAAAATGTTAACTATGTAAATCCACCTTTTGATAACACAGGCGCATTTTTTAATAAAGCCATAATTGAGGCTAAACAAAAGAAGTTAAGCGTCTTCCTTGTTCCTACAAGATTTCATACTAGATTCTTCCAAAATAACATTGAACATATGAAGCATATTTCAATATTCACTAAGAATGTTGCATTTGAAGGGTATGATAAACCTTTGCCATGTTGTTTGTGTTTAGTAATATTCGGTCCATATCGTTCACCTTCCAATAAATATTTACATTTTGCAAACGTGCCCTCCCCTGCGACTTTAAATCAGGTAAAATCAATGTTATTGGCTGTGTATAACAAATCAGAAATCGCAATGTTAAATCATAGCATATCTGAACCTATACAAAAATGTTTGGGAAATAAAAAAGCCATATATTGTCCTGCTAGATTAGATAACAGGGTTATTCAAGAAAAAGTATTGCCAATTGTGAAAGACATAATATTTTTATCACCTTGTTTGAGAAGAACAGCAAAAGATGATAAGTTTATGAATGGATCTATGATTCTTATATTTCATTCAAACAGTCCATTATTAAAACATGAATTTGTGAATCCAAGAAAGGTTCCGTATAATATGTTTGGGGTATAATTTTTTTTAAATTTATTCACAAAAGTTTCTTTTTATCAGTAATGGATTTCGAGCAGGCAAAATTGAGACTTCAGTTTATGATTAACACCCACTTATTCGATATTGATTTTAGTCACTTTGGTGACCCAATGAATGTACATATAGTAACGAATAATGGCGAAAATTTTAGTGATAGAAATATCCCAGGTGTTATGAAGTTAAAGCAAGACGTTGTAAATAACATCAAGGCGGTGCGACAAATGCAATATGACTGGATCTTGAAAAAAACACGAAATAACGATCCCTTATTTTTTTACCTTATATACAAGTTTTTTGATTTACGGAACTTGATTGTTCCAAGCAACTATCCTTGGCCAGATTTCCTATCAATTCATGATTGGAGGACAGAGCCACAAACTTACAAGAAACTACAACGACACATCGACATTTTCAAAAGCCATTTCATAAGAACAGTTGCGCAGAGTGCCTATTGGACAAAATTAGGGTTGAGCCTGAAGTTTCTAACAAACAAATACTCTAATACAAAAACTAGATATCAAGCAAAGAAGAAAAAGAATACAAATGAGACACGTCAACA